GTTCTAAAATATCTGGATTTTCTAACATGTTAAGAGAATGCTAATGATCTGTTGTTAAATGCATCTGTTGAGTTTGAACAGTAAGCCCTGAGCGTTACTGTTGCACCAAAACCATTGAGGCCAGTCACATCCGCTGCTTGTTTAGTGAAAGCGCCAAAAACTGGTAAAGCACCATCTTGAATAATACTGGATAAATCACCAGCACTTGAAGTGTACCAGTACCAGGTATATTTACCTCCAGTAGCAGTTACTCCAGTAATTGTACGGGATTTACCGTTAGTGATTACGGCGTTGCTCATTCCAATGAGATCAGCAAAAGCAGCGCTATTTGTGGTCAAATACCCTAAGCCTGATCTGCCAACAAAATTGATTGTTTGTGTGCTGCTGGTAGTTGAGGTTTGAACATCCAAAACCACAACACGGTAAACCAATGAGGTTGAATTTACCAGCGCTACATCATTATGGATTACGCTGATTGCTTGTGATGCTCCAGCTGCTGCTATCGGAGCGCCAACGTTATTCCAGCCACCAGCTCCATTAAGCTGATATTGCACCTGATAGTTTGTTAGTGCAATGTTTGGAGAGTTACGGGTTATCGTACCGCTTATAGTAGTATTAATATTACCTAACTCCCTGGTTGTAGTGCCAATAGAAAAAGAAATGCCAGGAGCCGAATACGCTAAAAACGTAGCAGTGTAAATTGAGCTTGTATTGGCTTGTGTGGTATCAGTGAATACCACACGGAAATCCACACCATCATTATTTACACCAGCAGTATTAAGCGTAACAGTTGCAGTTGCATCATTGGTTGACGCATTTACCGGGACTATAGTGGTGGTTAAGTTTGTCCAAGCCGAACCGGACGAACGCTTATATTGGATTTGACCTGATACAAATGCAGATGTTCCAACATTTTGCAGCCACCTAAAAACCACGCTGTAAACAACGTTTTGAGTATTGTATTGAGATGGTGATGGTGTGAGCAGCGTATTGGTAATTGTGGGTAAAGAATAAGGTGCAAGCACTTTCTGCAATAACACATCAATCCCTAAACCACTGATAGCATCACCAATATTTACACCACCAACCTGCCTGGTTGCTGGTGAGCTTAAATTATAAATACTAACACCATCGGCACCGGCTGGCCCTTGATCTCCCTGATCACCTTTAGCACCTTGAATACCTTGCATCCCTTGTATGCCTTGTAAACCACGCTCTCCAGTATCACCTTTGGGGCCTTGAATACCAACAGGGCCAGATACGCCCTGATCTCCTTTATCTCCTTTAGGCCCATCGTTGCCTTGTATCCCTTGATTTCCTTGTGCCCCTTGTATTCCCTGAGCACCAGCAGCACCAGCCGGGCCTTGTGGGCCTTGTGTTACACCAGCTAGCAGCGAGTTAACTAACTGAGTTATCCAAACCTTAATAATGGCAAACGAAATCTTTTTTACTGCATCAATGCCGGTGCCGGTTGATACTGGTAAATCATACTCATCCTGAGCCTGGTTAGCAGCTTCTAAATCAGATATTTTTTTAATTTCCAGCATTATGCACCTATATAATCGTTATCGTTTGTAATAATAAATTCTTCGTTATTTGTGCCTAAAACATCAATTATAGTATCATCACTAATACCTAAAATCACAATGTTATTATCTCTTATGTAGTTGGCAACAGCCTCAGTGCCGCTATTAGGCACAACATCTCTGATCTGCAAAACGCTGCCTGGTGATAAATCAGCATCAAATTCCAGGCTATTATCTAAACACAACTCAATCATTGAGGCTGCTGATCCATATTGTTGTACAGCAATATCTACAAGGGTTTGCCGGTCTTTAACTGTAATTGATATCATAGACCCGGTATTATTTTCTGTTGTTTTTTAATGTCTTTCGCGTTTAAAATCGCATCTTCATCACTTACGCATTCCAGCTCAAATGGCTGAATATTTTGGTAGCCTTCAACTTCTGGCAAACTCCATTTTTCAATAGCTATGTTATGAATGTCGAGGATGTTAAAAACCTGTGAGGTAATGTGCAAAGCAGATTTACAGGTAATTATCTTCATAAAATCCTGCAATTCCTGTTCTGGATATTCATTTGAATTGTCGTTAATCAAAAACCCACGTATAGTAATTGAATAATCATCCTCATTGATAAACTCCTTAACAGTCCCTTTACGCCCATTCATTGGCGTTTTTTCTATAGTGTTTTGGCCTGTTATATCGAATAAAGGCCAGCCTGGTAATGTGTAGGATATGGGTTGACTTACAACAGCACCGTTTTTAATAATTTTTGGAGTTGTGAGCGTAATCTGTTCATAAATTGGCGTGCCTAAAATGCTATAAGCATTGGCTGTAGGCAATGGTATGGTTTGAATACCATCATAGTAATCAGGCTGTAAATTGCCTTTGTAAATAAGTTGCCCACCATCGAAATTAGATCCCGATTGACGGGCAACATTATTAGAATCAGGAATGGCAAACCTAACACCTGTAATGCCAAACACCTTTTTGTAAAGGCTATTAATATCAAAGCTGTTTGAGGTTGCCATTGGTTAAATTTTTATTGTTTTTTGATCTTCACTTAGTGAGAATCTTTGTGATTCAAAGTCAAGCACCCATCTGAGCCGTTGCCATTTTTCAGAAAACTCCTCATCAGTTAGTTTATCAGGGTCTATCTTAAAATGATACTCTAAAAGAGCGCTTGCCTTTCGTAAAATTTGCTTACCAGCTTTACTGGCTACGGGCTTAGCAATGCTTAGTATTTCGTAGCCTCCGCTTGCAAAAAATTGAAGCTCGCCCACAATTTAATTTGAGCAGCAATCGCAGCATCCTCATTGGTTAAAATGCTTTTATCGCCACCAATAAACGTGTTAGTTGCTAAAAATTCACGCGCCTCAAATACTTGCTTATCGCTTGCCAAATTGGTTACGTAGGCTAAAATTTCGCGGGTTGGTTTTTTAAAGTAACCCGTTAAACTTTCGTTTGCATTTAGCTTTACAGTTACAATGCTCACCTCTTTGTATTTCTCTTTCCAGCCGTCAAGCTCAGCCTGAGTAATACCGCCGCCTAATACTTTTTCAAGGTTTTTCTTAACCTGTTCTTTTGTTTGATCTGCCATTTTTAATAAGTGTTTAATAGTGTTTAAATGCTGTTTAAATACCACACCGAACAATCATAGTGCGGTGTGGTGATGGTTGTTTTACTTATTTATCGGTTATGCGTTCCAGTCTATTTCAGATACGTCAAGGGGTAATTTAACCTCGATCTCTTTTACCTCACCCGCTTTGCTTTCCCTGTTTTGTTCAAGGAATACGCATTGTTTCAGGATGTGGGTTACCAGGATATTCTCAGGATTAACATACGCAACCGGAATATCAAAAGGCGGTATATCGTAAATAGATTGACCGGCTGGTAAAGACCTGTTTAAAGCCTCAACCTCATCCATCAATAGCGTTATTGATCCGCTGGCCTGGTAGTTACCAGATACGCGGCCTACGCGCTTTTTACCACGTCCCATAACACCCTTAGTTGTTTGGCCGTCTTTATAATCTATCGCGGTTATACCGGTTAGGATACGTCCCAAAAGGATTACCCGAATATCACTCCAGCTATATAATAGCCCGTTTATTGCTTGTTCTTGCAGTGCCATTTAATTATGATTTAAAAGGGTTAGAGAATCCGATACCAATGGCTATTTGTCTGCCAATGCTGATTGGCACGGCGCTAATCTCAATTTGCAGATCAGCACCAGATAGTAAGTCCTGCTCAGGTTCAACATAGCAGTCAACACCTCCAGATAAATCACCATCCGTAACCATACCCTGTAATGCAGATTTGCCAATGGTTTCAATTGCTTTACATTCCTCAGCCAATAGCTGGCCGTTTGAGGGATCAATTTTTAAGCGGGATTTAACCTTAGGCAGTATGGCCGTCCGTGCCAGAAAAATCATTTTTTCAATGGTGCGGTTGTTTTCGATATATGCGTAATCGTTGTTTAACAACGCTGAGCATGTGTGTGAATCATTGAGGTAAAAACCATCAAGACCGGCAACCACATCAGGGCATATATAACCTTTGTCATTTAGTAAGTCCAAATCAGCTGCGGCATACGTGTGTATATCAGCGTTCGAGCTTAAACCAGCGGTTAAAAACATGCCGAGGCCATTATTATTCAAATTAAATGCCGGTGTTAATTCGCCTGGGTCTTGACTAACAGCAGCCTGGCTGATGATACCTAACACATCACCAACAGCAGCGTAACCAGCATAGGCAGCATTTGCACCGCTTATAGCAGGATCAGCTACAATGGTAACGCTAACATTTGGAGATAACAGGGTACGTAAATCTTTAGCGGCGGCGGCGGTGCCGTTAAAGCTTCGCCCCTCAATTAAAAAATCAGCGTAACGGAATTGCCCAAACTCAGAAGTGTAAAGCGCCTGAGCATTGGCAACGGCGGCTAACACATCGCTATCTAAGCCGTTTGCTAATACTGGAGTATAACCAGCAGCAGGGTTGCGGGCAACTCCTAAAAACTTAACCTTACCGGCTTGTTCCCTCAATAGCTTAGGAGCATAGTTTTGGGCAACGTCCACAAGGTCGGCCAGTTTGGCTGTTTGAGGCGCGGATAAGAAGTAAAGAAAGGCGTTAGGATTACGCGTAAAAAAGCGGTTGATGTGGTGATATACTAACACGTTATTTGTAGTATCGTAAAGCGCGGTAATGCCAATTGCAATGGCATCGCGTATGCTTTTCATAGGATACACAACACCGTTTTGCATACCGCCCGCTATTAGTGGAGCTGTTAGCACCAGGCCAAAAACAGCATCAGTATTATTTGCACGGCGGCCTAAGCTCCCGTTGCGTTTCGTTATGGTTGTTGTAGGGCGCATTTTTTTATGATTTGCGGTTAAAGAAATTAAGCATCACACTTATGATCAGCAATGTTGCCAGCACCGCCATTGCTATGTAATTCCACTTTGGCGTTTCGGGCACAATCAGTTTTTGTGTTGTGACTTGCTTTGTTAGTTTGTTTACCTGGGCTTGCAGGGTGCTTACTACCTGATCTTTACTTTCACATCCTAACTGGAGTTTACCATACTCATCAATCCAGTAACTGAGCTGAGCTTTTGTTTGCGGATCAGTAACGTATTGCACATTGGGTTTGGGAGGTATAAGCACCGGCGCTGGAGGGATGGGCTTACCAGCTTTTAAAGCGGCAATTGAATCCTTTTTAAATTGCAGCTCAGCCTTTAGATTAGCAATAGAATCAGCGCGGCGCTGATCACGTTGCATAAGCGATGCTCTAAACAGGCTATCCAAATCTAATCCCTTGTGAACCTTTGCACCAGCAACCTTTATATCAATCTGTTTAAAGGTTGTATAGGTGCTATCGGTCTTAGTTGTATCAACCTCAGGTTTGATGATCCTGCATGATGTAAACGTAAACAGTACCATAACAAGCGCAATAGCGGTAATGATACCATTGCCCTGGTTTGGTTTACCTGGCTCATCAGGCGGTAAGAATTGCAAAAGCAGGTCAACCAGACCGCCTGCAATAAGCACGTACATAGCAAGCTTTATGTTGCCTTGCACATAGGCGCTGGTAGTTAGCCCGGCAATCGTAGCTTTTAGCCAGATGCCAAACTTTTTAACAGCACATGAGTTGTTTTTCCAGTAATTTTTAAGCTTTAACATTTCGTATGGTTGTTAAATATTTACATAGGTTGTACCGGGTATAAACTGACCTGTATTGTGCATAGCTAAAAGCTGTTGCCAGTTGTGCCCTAATTTGTTTTCGAGGTGTGGGTAATCTTTAAATGAGCCAGCGAAATCGCCGCCCCAGGTAAAGCCGTATTTTTTGAAAGTGTTAACCACAATCATCCAATTATGATCTACAACCCAGCTTTGTTTACCGTTTATGATCAGCACAAAATCAATGGCTAAAGCATAGTTATGATAGCTTTGCCCCGCTTTGGCGTTACTTACAATAGGGCCGGGTTTTGACCGGCCCTGCTCATAGATTGCCTCAGATTCAGCGAACGTTCTCAACCCCTGAGTTATTGACGGATGCACACCTACAGGTGTAGCAGCACAAGCCTCAGTATAGGCTTGTATAGCCGCCTGCCTGATTTTAGGATGCAACTGTTGTAACTTAAAGATTGAGGCGTTATCTGACATTGTTTTATTGTTGTGTACTTTCAGCACCAGGCTCTATGGCCGGTGTAATTATTGTTTCGGTTTTCTTATCAGAATTTTCAACGGTTTCTACAGCCGGTGTGCTTTCTGTTTTGATCTCTTTTGTTACTTTGGCCTTTGGCGCTGCTTTGGCTTTTGGCTCAGCAGGTGTTTTCACAACTGGAGCGGCTTTAGCTGCCTTTGTTTTAGCTGGTATTGTTTTAAAAGTTTCCTTTGTCACCGTACCTGCTGCTTTAGTTTGTGCCAGCTTTGCATCTGGCTGGGTGTTTGCCTTTGTGGTTTCTGCCTTACTTTTTGGCTCATCCAGTTGCACGTTATCCTCATCCCTGATAAATACATCAATGGTTTTATCCTCTAATGTGCGGGCGTGGTTAACTGCGTTTGAACGATCACCAAAACACTCCAGATCATCCGTTACGTGCACCTCATTTAGCTTAGGATTGTATTTAAAGCAATCTTTAGCGGCGGCGGCTCTTTTTTTATTTACTTCCACTTTCTTGATTTTAAAGGTGATTACCCGACCGGCCAGGGAGGGCTTTTATAAGCGCTCCCATTGGCTCAGATTTCACGGGTATATTTTTAATTATGCCTGGATACCGTCGATGATTGCACCGATGTATTTACCGCGTATTGATAGGGCAACAAAACGTTGTTGGAAACCGATAATGTCACCGCGTGCCTCAGGATCACGTAAGCGGCTAAACATATCCATTGTACCAACGGCACGCATAACCTCACTATCCACAAAGGCAAAAGATGATCTAACATCAGTACCGGCAGCAGCAGCACCAAAAGCTTTCTTAGCTTTAGTAGTACCGTTAAAGCGTGGTGTTTGGGTGCTCACATAGATGTCAAAACTGCCATACTGCATCAGCATTTCGCCTTTAGCCTGGTTGGTTAAAGCTTTGTATAGCTTTAAATCCTGCTTTAACAATGATGCTTTGTGTGTCGTGTCCAGCACCAACACACGGCCCTCTTGTGGTATTTCCATCTCATCAAACTTTTGACCTAAGTTGATAATGGCTTCAAAGTTGAACGGAATTACCTGGCCTGTTGCTGGAGCTGTAGCACCATCTGATAGAGTAGTTACAATAACCGGCGTGTAAGTACCATCTGCCTGAGGGGTAAAGTTCCAGGCTGCTTTTGCGCTCTGAGCTTTAGCTAAAGCTTTACCATGCTGCCTAACCACGCTATCCATTTTAGGATATGCTAATTGTATAGCCTCAGCGTTACGTACTACAGTACCTTTTGTATCATAATAATCTAAAGGTAATTGCAACGGCACATCAGCACGATCAGCAAACGGAACGGGATAGGTTGTATTATTTACCAATACCTCAGGATCAGCGCCAATTTCAGCAAGGTTGATAGTGTTGTTTTCAACGTTACCACTAAAATCCTGAGCGCGGCTTAACCATTCAGCCGTTGGATAAAATTTCTCCATTAAACGGCCTATCCAAATTTCCTTTAGCAAGCCAGCAAACAAAACCCATTTAGGCAATAGGGTTTTTCCGGTCTTGTAGGTGTAAACAGCAGCGCTCAAAGAGAGCACCACAAAGGCAAAGCCGCCCATAAGCGGGTTGATGTGGAAAGGCAATAAGCACATCATGCCTATCAAAGTGCCAATAATGAAGTTGTAAAACAGGTCTACAACGGTATTTTTAAGGTTTTTCATGTTTTTAATTATGATTTTTCGTGTACGTTTTTAGCTTTTATTGTGGGTATTATTGCACTTTTTTAAGCTTCTATAGAGTGAGTGTTGCGCAACTTTGCAATCTTCTCATCAGTTAGTTTCTTAAATAAGGTTGGGTTTTTTGCCTCCATTGTTTCCAGTTCACCGGGTGCTTTCTCAGCGTAATCATCGAAAGTCCACGATAATTTTGCGGTGTCTGGGTTAACAGGTTTATCCTTTTGATCACCAGGCAAAGCGGCGATCTCAACGGCTTTCATACCACCTAACACCGCTTTAAGCGTTACTAAGTTGGAATTACCTAAAGCCACAAAATCAGCTTTCAAATCAGCGCTCAGGCGTTTATCTGTAATAGCAGCATCAACCAGATCAGTGATCTCTTTATGCTTAGCAAGGGTTAACTGATTTTTAAAGCCTAAATTCTCAGCGCTAAGCGTTGTTAATTTTTCCTTTACCTTGTTAATTGCGCCCTCAATTTCCTCATCACCTGGTTGCGCACTCAGGTTGACGGTGTGCCCGGCCTGCAAGCATAGTGCAACCAGCGCGGTGATCATTTTTGGTGTCATAGTTTTGTTGTTATGTAAAATCTCTGTTTGAGTAAGTGATAGCAGGAATTGCTTTGCCTCATTATCGCTGAGCTTAACCCCTTTGGTGTTGTAAAGCGTTATGGTTAAAGCTTTACGATTTGATGGTACGGGTGTTAGGCTGGCCTCTTTAAGGTTTGATTTAAACATGATAGCAGCAACCTCATCAAACTGTACAGGTGACAAACCAACGCTTGCACCCTTTAAAATGCCCTGTTCAACCTTGCTGTATTGCTTCATAGCCTCAGGGTCATTCTCATCAAAGCTGGGCACGCCTGTTAGTTGCGTACCCTCAATTTTTAAATCAGTCCACTGGCCTATTACCTTGTTAAAATCATGATCATAAAGCATCACCGGGTTAGCTTCAAAATCAGATAAATCAATACCGGCTGTTATGGTTATAAAGCCGTATGAGTTTCTGGTTTCATCTGATAATACAAAGCGCTTAGTGCTAATTTTCATGTACCTGTATTTTGTTGTTGAGCCAAAAGTGTAAGCTTTTTAACCGCTAAAAAAACGGCTTTAGGGATGCTTAACGGCGTTTAGTACAGTATTACCATACTTTGGGGCAACAATGAAAAACACGTTTATTTCGGGGCTTTTTTAGGTACACTTTTGTCAAAACAAAGGGTTTATCATGGCAAAAAATGACAAGCTAAGTAGGGAACGCAAAAGGGAGCTGGCACTTGAAATGTATCTCAGTACCGACAAAACGCAAAAGGAAATTTGTGAGTTTGTTGGCTGGACTGAAAAAACATTTACCGACAATAAAGAAAAAGGCGGCTGGGATTCTATTAAAGGCGCTTCAACTATTACGGCTCAAAACATTATTAAAAAATTGTACCTCAGGCTGGAGCTGCTGGTTGATGATAAAAACATCAATCCTGATTCCTTAATTAAAGTAGCTAAGTCAATCGAAATGTTATCAAACAAAAAGGTAACTATCAGCCAGCATATCAATTGCGCGAAAGAGTTTACAGTATGGTTGTTTGGTAAAAAGCCTGAGCTGGCTAAAGAGATCAACCAATTTCAAAGGCAGTTTATTAACGAAATGGTAAGCTAATGAGCAGCAAGTTAATAGAGCGCCGGACGTATGACGATTGGAAACTGTTTTGTGAGCAGGTACAAAGCAGCACCGCTGTAAACATATCGGAAACCAAAGCAGATCAACAGGCACGTATCAAAAGAGCGCTAAGTGAATATAATTACTTTGTTAAAACTTATTTTCCTATTTACGCGGATGTTGATTGCGCCGACTTTCAAATAAAGTTTGCCAATAAGGTTGTTTTAGAAAAACGGCCTGTTGATGATCCCAACTTAATTGGCGTTGCCGAATGGCCGCGCGAACATGCTAAGTCCGTACACTGTGATGTATTGATACCTATGTGGATGATTGCCCATAAGTTGCTTAATGGGATGATCCTGATGGGTAAGAATGAGGATGATGCCAGCAACCTATTAGGGGATATACAGGCTCAATTACAATACAATAGCTTATTTATACATGATTTTGGTGAGCAGTATAATTTTGGTGATTGGCAAAGCGGTGACTTTACCACAAAATCAGGTATCAGGTTTTTAGCTATAGGCCGCGATCAGTCACCACGCGGGGCGCGTAAAGGCCAGCGCCGCCCAAACTACGCATCCATTGATGATGTGGATGATGATGAGCTGGTAAATAATCAAAAGCGGGTTAAGAAAATTTATGAGCGGATTATGGGCGCTCTGTTTTTCGCTTTGGATACCAGGGGGGCAACTATGGTTGTGGCTGGCAACAGGATACATGCACAATCAGTTTTGGCTCACATTGTTGGCGATATAAAGCCGGGCGCTCCAGTACGTGCCGATATTTACCACTCAAAAATATTTGCCATTGATCCTAAGACTGGGCAACCAGCATGGCATCAGCGCTATACCAGGGAGCTGATTGAAAATAAAGTAAAAAAGGCTGGCACTGTTATAGGCCGCAAAGAGTTTTTCCACGAAAACCATGTTGAGGGCTCAATTTTTAAAGATAGCATGATACGCTTTAAATCGCCTTTACCACTGGCTAAGTATAAAATGATCATCGGTTACTTTGATCCATCATTTGAGAACAAAGTAACCAGCGATTTTAAAGCAGTTAGGGTATGGGCCGGTTACGCAACGCCGGGCGGCCTATGGGAAAAACATTGCCTCAAAGCTTTTGTACGTAAGGCCGAAATGCAAAAGGCTTTTGAGTTTATGAGTGACTTTGAGGATAGATGCCCGGCTGGTGTTGGCGTGCTGTGGTATGTAGAAAAACAGTTTTTCAACCGGCCCGTACAGGATGCTCTTTATAACCACAATCTCAAACGGGATGCTCTACACAAAAAGCGCCTGATTGTATCCACTGATACAAGGGTAAAGGAAAACAAGTATTTGAGAATGGTAAAAATGGAGCCGTCTTATACCGATGGTGAAGTTTTTTACAATCTCAATGAGATTCACAATCCTGATATGATTGAGGGCAACAACCAACTCAAAGGCATTGAGCCGGGATACTCCAGTCCTGATGATAGCCCTGATGCTGATGAGGGCGCATGGTACTATTTAGATCAGCACAAACCAGGTAGAGATTTTAAACCAATTATAGGCAGGCGCAACACAAGACGTAGCTGGTAACAAAATGACAATGACGGCAATAGAACATAGAGAATTAAAGGGTATCACGCTTAGGAACAGCCTGATTACTATAGGCAGCACCATCAGCATTGTGGTTACCCTGCTAACAAATTATTATTCGCTAAAAAGCGATATGAAAGATATTAAGTGGCAATCCCAAACTGATAAGCAGGTTACCCAGCTTCAGATTAAAGTACTGGAGAGTAGGATTGCCACACTTGAAATTGATATTAAAGACCTTAAAGCAAAAAAGTAATGCAATTTTTAATTGATGATGATTTTGATGTACAGGCCCGTGCTGAGCTTTTACAGGTTTTAAAGATTAGCAACAAAAGCCAGCCACAAGCTGAGGCCGCTGCTCAGGAGCAAATGATTGGTTACCTCAGGCCGCGCGGTTATGATTGTGCTGCAATATTTCAGGCAACGGGTGACGAGCGCAACCCACTTATCATTATGTACCTGATTGATTTAGTTCTCTATCATCTA